TGCAGAAACGAGGCACGATAAAAGGAAAAACGGTTTCAAATGTGATTGCAGGGTATGCAATTTTGGATGATGTGTAAAATGTTTATTTTCAACCTAAACTTTTCCGTGAGAGTGATTATAGAAAAGTTATGTTTGAAAATCCACAAAATACACAAGCGGAACGGAAGATACTGTATGAGGAGGTAGAAATAGGATGAGGGTCATGGGGTGTAAGTATTGTGGAGTAGACGAGGCTGGGGACATGGATAGCGAGGATCTTGTTTACGAGGACATAAAAATAAAAACAAGCATTGAAAGCGAAGACCGTGATTTTGGTATAAGCATTTCCCATACCACATATATAAACACGAGCGTAGGAATTAGAGGATATGACGGCATTCTGTATGCAGATGTGCAACACGAAATAGATGATGAAGACAGAGATGAGTGCGTACTTAACAAAGAGATAAAAATAAACTTTTGTCCAATGTGCGGCAGGAGATTAAGTGAAGAAAATGGCAAAGAGAGGCAGACCACAAAAGGAAATAGATGTTGATAACTTCAAGAAGCTGTGCGGACTCCAATGCTCATTGAGCGAGATCGCTGGTTTCTTTGACTGCTCCGAGGACACCGTGGAGAGATGGTGTAAGAGAGAGCTGGGCGAGAATTTTGCGGACGCATTTAAAAAGCACTCTGCCTCCGGGAAAATGAGCCTCCGTCGGAATCAGTTCCGGCTATCAGAGAAATCAGCGGCTATGGCTATATGGCTCGGCAAACAATATCTCGGACAGAGAGATAGCATAGAGTATGAGGATAAAGAAGCCCTTAATAAGCTGGACGATATACTTGCAGAGGTAAAAGATGCGTCTGTCAGCGAAACAGAATGAGTATATCCGCAATGCCAACGCTCGATGGAACATGAAGGTCGGAGCTGTCCGATCGGGTAAATCGTATGTTGATGTTAACTATATGATTCCTCAAAGACTCCGGGACGTACACGGGGAAAGCGGCCTTAATCTTATATTGGGAGTAAGCCGTGAAACAATAGAGAGAGACGTACTTCAGCCAATGAGGGAAATGTACACCGACAGGCTTGTGGGAACTATCAACGGCAGGAACATAGCACGGATATGCGGAGAGGATGTGTACTGCCTCGGTGCCGAGAAGATAACACAGGTTGCAAAGATACAGGGTATGTCGGTCAAGTATTGCTACGGAGACGAGATAGCCAAGTGGAACAAGGAAGTATTCGCTATGCTTCAATCCCGATTGGATAAGCCGTATTCGAGATTTGACGGATCCTGCAACCCCGAAAGCCCAGTACACTGGCTTAAGGAATTTATTGATAACCCCGAGATAGATGCGTATATACAGCACTATACAATATTCGACAATCCATTCCTGCCGCCCGAGTTCGTAGAGAATCTGTGCAAGGAATACGAGGGAACAGTATATTACGGACGCTACATCAAAGGTGAGTGGACGCAAGCCGAAGGTCTCATATATCCGATGTATCTTGATGCTATAGAGGAAGTACCAGACGGGGCAGCGGAGCAGTATGTATTATCAATGGACTACGGCACACAGAATGCTTTCTCATGCGGACTGTACGGCAAGCACGGGGATAAATGGTACAGGGAGCGAGAATACTATTACAGCGGCAGGAATACGGGCATACAGAAGACCGACGAGGAATACGCACAGGATGTAGACGCATTCACAAGGGATATAGCCGCACCGATAAGGACGATCATAGACCCGTCGGCGGCATCATTTATCGCATTGCTGCGGAAGAGGGGCAAATACAAGGTTATTCCTGCGGACAATGCCGTGGCAGACGGGATAAGGGAGACGGCTACAGCACTAAAGAAAGGACTGCTTAAGATATCCCCGGATTGTGTGAGCTGGAAGAAAGAAGCACAGGGGTATGTATGGGATGATACATCGGGCGAAGACAAGCCCGTTAAGATAGACGATCACGCTATGGACGAGACGAGATATTTTGTTAAGACCATGCGGATAGCACAGCCACGAAAGCCATCACAGTGGATGATAGGAGGAACATTATGATTACATATCAGGACTTGCTTGCTATAGGCAAGAGCGATAAGGAGCGAATGGCATTTTGCTATAGCGCAATCGAGAAGCACAAGACAAGCCAAATGTACAGGACGGCACGGATAGCAGAGAAGTATGACGCAAAGCAGAATGTGACCATCAATGAGTACAAGAAGCTGATATATGATGTGACAGGACGAGCGGTACACGATCCGACAGGTGACGGATTCAAGTTGGTATCAGCTCGATTTCCCTTTTTCGTGGATCAGAGAGTTATATATCTGCTTGGCAACGGTGTGTCATGGGAGAACGAGGGCACAGAAGATGCGCTTGGCGAGAATTTCGACAACCAGCTTAAGTATGCCGCTCATGTGTCACTTGTAGACGGTGAGGCATACGGATTCTTTAACTTGGATCACGTAGACGTATTCAAGTACACCGAGTATGTACCGATGTATGACGAGGAGACCGGGGCACTCCGAGCAGGAATAAGGTTCTGGCAGCTCGATGAAAACAGGCCATTGAGGGCTGTGCTGTACGAAGAAGACGGCTATACGGGGTATATGTGGAAAGATGGCGAAGGAGAGGTAAGGTCAGACAAACAGGCTTATATCATCAAGGCCACCAAGCCATCAGACGAAGAGGATGTCATATACGAGGGTGAGAATTACCCCACATTCCCGATAGTACCATTCTTCTCAAACAGAGACCCCCAGAAGCGTCAGAGCGTGTTGGTAGGGTCAAGAGAGAGTATCGACTGCTACGACCTAATGAAATCCGGCTTTGCCAACACGGTAGAAGAAGCCAGTTATATATATTGGGCTATACAGAATGCACCCGGCATGACCGACTCGGATTTGGTGGAGTTTGTGGATAAAATGAAGAAGCTCCATGCTGCGGTCACGGAAGATCAGGGCGCAAAGGTAGACGCTCATTCAGTAGAAGCACCCACTCAGTCAAGAGAAGCCATACTGACACGGCTTAAGGATGATCTGTACGAGGATTTCGGAGCATTCGACCTGCGGAGCATAGTGAGCGGAGCCACGGTCACGGCACAGATCAAGGCAGCACAGATGCCACTTGATATGCAGGCCACGGAGCTGGAATATAACGCTATACAGTTCATACAGGGCATACTTAATCTTGCAGGCATAGAAGATAACCCGACATTCACCCGTGACAGACTTACCAATACCACAGAAGAAGTAAATACGGTTCTTATGGCAGCGGAATCACTCGATGATGAGTATGTCACCACCAAGATACTTAATCTGTTGGGTGACGGCGACCAGATAGAGGAGATATTGGAGCGCAAGGATGCTGATGAACTCGAGATGGGAGGTGTGCTTGATGAGGAAATAGAAGAAGGTATGGAAGAGGATATGGAAGAGGGCACGGAAGATATGCCCGAGGATGATGCTATTCAGCAGATAGTGGATAGGCTTAAGGCACTCATGGAGGAACTGTGATATGGCTTACGATGCGGCTAAAGCCCATGAATACTACATGAAGTATCGGAAAAAGGGTCTTAAGAAGGGCAGGAAGAAGGGTGCAAAAAAGAAAGCATCATCAAAGACAACAAGCCTTGTAGGGCTTTCATCATCCGGGCTTAACGATATCGGGAAGATGCAGGCGGCACTAATCAAGGAGAATATCAAGGCTGAAATGAACGCTGCGCTTGCCAAAGCCAAGACACCAGCGGAGCGGAATGCCATACGGCAGGAGTATCAGAATAAGGCTCTAACGGAGATAGGCAAGCTGAAGAACGACCCACGGTATGCACAGGCAAAGTCGAGCGGTAAATCAAGCGGTAAAACGGGTGGAAAGTCAAGCGGCAGCAAGGCAAGCAGTGGGAAAGTGAGTGCGGCAAGTAGCAAGACCACAACTAAGGTAGACACAGCCAAGCAGAAAGCTATAGCAGCCGCTACACAAGAAGCCGAGACACAGATCAAGGCTATGCTGGACAAGATACGCACTATGTCATCCGAAGAAAAGCAGGATGCAAAGTTTAAGATACAGGATGCGCTTAATCAGATTCAGCAGATACAAGGTATGTTGGCACGGAAAAAGAGACAGATAAATGGATGAAGCGCACAAAGAGACCGAAGCCATACTTAAGGCTCTCGAAAAGCGAATAACAAAGGAATACCGTCAAGCAGAGAAAGAGATACAAAATACGCTTGACGATTATTTGCGTCGGTTTGAGACCAAAGATAAGATATGGCAGCAGTGG